CCCTCCGCTCCATGCATGGTAAACAACATGTGGATTTTTTCCATCACCATAATGTTGATTTAATCCACGCCATGAATTAACATGGTGTTGATTACACATGAGCGGAGCAAAACATGATCAACAAAAAATCCAACGCCAGCACCCCGCTTGAGAAAGCCATTAATGCAGTGGGCGGCTCTCAAAAGGTGCTTGCTGAAAAGGTCGGCGTAACGCCTCAGGCCATCAATATGCTTAAAAAGCGAGGTGGCAGCCTTCCAGTAACAAAAATGCGTAAATACGAAGAAGTAACCGGACTTCCTCGCGAAGTTCTATATCCAGGTATCTTTGCCGCCTAACCGGCGGCTCTAACCACGAAATGGAAAGCAATGCATTCACTTGCGTATCAACACAATACCGGAATACACCCGGGAGCGATGATAAACCGCGCTCAACCTAAGGCGGAGCCAGGTCACGACAAAATCCGCGATGCGGTCCGTGCATGGTCGTCGTCCCTGGACAATCAGGACGTAGTGTCAGCGCTGATCATCAACGAATACCGGGAGCAGGGCGGTACCGCCATCAGCTTCCCAGAAGACATCAGCAGGGCGCGCCAGAAACTTTTTCGCTTTCTGGATAACCGCTTCGACTCCGATCAGTACCGCGAGAACGTTAGAGAACTGACCCCGGCAATCATGGCTGTTCTTCCTGTTGAGTTTCGTACACGCCTGGCGCCGCAGAACGACACCATGTCGCTGATCGCATCTGCCATGAAGGAATGTTCAGAAGCAAAGCAAGCCGTTCTCCTGAACGCGCCTGAGCACCAGAAAATGAAGGAGGTAAGCGAGGGCATAGCGTCATTGTTTCGCCTCATGCCGGAGCAGGTAGGACCGCTGATGACGATGGTTACATCGATGCTGGGGGTTATATGAGAGGCACAAGAAAAGAAAAAGCCCTTGAAGCGGTAACTTCAAAGGCCCTTATCACACTGTGTTACGGCAAGTAACGGGAGTAAGTATGTCAAACACCGCTGAAATAATCAATTTCCCAAATAAAACCGAACAACCGGGAGGTCGTATGGCCGACCTGTCGAACGGGTATACCAAGGTCGCTAACGAGATCCAACAGCTTAAGCCTCGCCTGAGACTGTCAGGCCGGGAATGGCAATGTTTTGAGGCGGTGATCTGGCTTACCTACGGCTGGAACAAGAAACAGGACCGCGTGACAAATACGGTTATTGCCGAGCTTACGGGCCTGAGCGATACGCATGTATCGGACGCGCTTAAGTCTCTCGCAGAACGCAAAATCATCTTTTCACAGAAGCAGGGCATGATGAAAATCGTCGGTGTAAACACTGACCTTTCAGCATGGATTTTAGACAAACCGGAAACGGGAAGAAAATTCCCGAAAACGGGAAAATCCTTCCCGAAATCAGGAATAACCTTCCCGAAAACGGTAGACACCCAATACAAGAACAAGAACAGTATTAAAAGATCTTCGTCCGAGAATTCTGACGAATCCTCTGACGCACGTCTGAAGAAATTTTTATCAACTCATCCTGAAGCTGCGGTCTACACACCATCCGGTGCGAAGTGGGGCTCTGCTGAAGACCTCGAGACAGCTAAGTGGATTTCCTCCAGGGTGAAGCTGATTAACCCAACCTGCAAAGCCCCGGACATGACCTCCTGGTCTAACACTGTTCGCCTGATGCGCCAGATAGACAACCGGTCGCACCAGGACATCTGCGCGCTGTATGACTGGGCTAGCAAACACCACTTCTGGCAGACCAACATCCTGAGTCCCGAAAGCCTGCGTAAGCAGTGGGACAAGCTGACAATGCAGCGTAACGCCGGAGGTGAGCAGCGCGCTGTCAAGCCAGATCTGGACTTCAACAACACTGACTGGGCCTATGGGGTGATCCGATGAAATCTCTTGCAGAGCAGATGCGTAACCACGACCGCGAGCAGATGAGCCGCATGGCCCATAACCTGCCAGAGCAGTACCAGGAGTGCGCGCCGGTCGAGCAGGTGGCGCAGGTATTCAACAAGCTGTTCAACGAGCTGCGCGCCGCGTTCCCGGCCAGCATGGCGAACTTCCGCACCCAGGAAGACCTGAACGAATTCCGCCGTCAGTGGCTGCTGGCGTTTCAGGAGAACGGGATCCACACCATGGCTCAGGTCGATGCCGGCATGCGCATTGCCCGCCGCCAGGAGCGCCCATTCCTGCCGTCGCCGGGCCAGTTCGTCGCCTGGTGCAAGCAGAGCGGCGGCGCGCTGGGCGTCAACGTTGACCAGGTGATCGCCGAGTACTGGGAATGGCGTAATCGTTCGTTCGAATTCATCTCCAGCGAGCAATTTCCATGGTCGCAGCCGGTCATGTACCACATTTGCGTAGAATTGCGCCACCGCAGCACCGAGCGCCAGTTAACGCATGGTGAACTGGCACGCGAGGCAGGCGATCTGCTGGACATGTGGGAAAGGCGCGTCACCGAGGGTAAGCCAGTGCCGCCGGTACGCCGGGCTATTGCCGCACCAGCTGCCGAGCAAGGGCCGACGCCGATCCAGCTGCTGCTGGCCAAGTACAACCGCAACAAGTCGAACGGGATGGTGTGACATGAACATAACAATCCGCGGGCAGATTCTTGCAGCCCTGCGTAGGATACTGAGGACTAACCCATGAGCACCATTACCAAAGAATGGCTACTGAAGACTATCGCGGAGCTTGAAGAAGAGCGAGATGCTACGCCAGGCGCAGTGAACGAAGACGCGGCGATGGCGCTCGCTGCGATGAAGCTAGCGCTGGCATCGCTCGAAGCGGAGCCTGTGGCGTGGCTACTGTCAGGCGGCGGCGCAAAAAACAACGTCAGCTTCGATAGTGGCAATGCTTATGCCGCCCAGCTGCGAGAAGTAACGCCGCTTTACACCGCCCCGCCAGCGCCGGTATCTGTGCCCGCTGCGATGGAAATTGATGATGACTTTGACAGCGCGTTTGAACACGGAAAAGCTGTCGGCTGGAACGCCTATCGCGCCGCCATGCTTCAGGCCGAACCTGTAAGTAATAGTGATGAGTTACCGCTGGACTATCTGCAAGGACACAAAGACGGCCTGGAGTGGGCTGCACAATTGGCAGAAGCCAATCATCCGCAAACAGGTGACTGGTTGTACGACGACCAAATCGAACTTGCCAGGGCGATTCGCAAAGGTCCGGATATGCCTACTGTTCAGGGTGGCAACTCTCCGGTGATTCCAGATGGTTGGGTGATGGTGCCGGTTGAGCTTACTCCGGATATGCGTGCAGCATGGGATTCGGCTCCGTACACAGACGATGATGACAACGACATGCAGGCTGCATACCGCGCGATGATTGCAGTAGCACCGCAGTGGAAGGTGAAGTGATGCAGAACCCATTCGACGCATAACTAAACGTCAAGCAACGTTTGATAAAACACTATCAACGAGCCATAATAAATCTGCCAGCGGCCTGAACAACCCTGGCAGACTTCTGCGCATTTAAGGGGACTTAAATGCGACCACAATATGAACTTCTCACCTTGTCACAGATGCAGAAATGCACCTGCGATTTTCTGTATTCTTCGGTTTCCGTCAAGGAGGCCGTATGATTATCCCCAAAGACGGCATCAAGCTACACCGTGGAAATCTTGGTGCTATCACTCAGCATCTGAAGCCACTTCTCGAAAACGGTGAGTGCTTCCGGCTCCAACTCAAAGACTGGCGCGAGAAGAGAAGCCTTTCACAAAATAGTCTGAGCCACGTTTGGTACAAGGAAATAAGCGACTACCTGATCAAGTCTGGGCGCACTGACGCAACGCCTGCATGGGTAAAGCGAAACCTCAAAAAAACTTATCTGGGTTATGAAGAGGTTGAGTACACCGATTTCGTCACCGGAATTAAGACGATTGAATTAGAACTCCGCCACACGTCCGATCTGGACACTGGCGACATGCACCATTTCATGTGCCAGGTGGAAGGCTGGTGCGCTCAGTTTGGCCTGGTGCTCACAATCCCTCAAAGCAGCGAATTTCAGGTGCTGCGCGATAAGCAGGAGGCCTGATGTCAACTCCACTTTCCCGCGTCATCACAAACGAAATCTTTCGCGTTCCGGCGCGCCGCAAGCCTAAGCCCGCGGTTAAGCCATCCGATATCCCGACCCTGAAAGACTACACCGCCCGCCTGGTGGATCAGAAATGGCTGCGACTCGCGGCGAGGAGAAAATCTGCATGAGCATGTATCAACGCATTAATGGCGCTGACTGGCGCAATATTTTCGTCGTCGGCGATCTGCATGGGTGCTACACGCTGCTGATGAATGAACTCGAAAAGGTTTCGTTCGACCCTGCGTGTGATTTGCTGATTTCGGTTGGAGACCTTGTTGACCGCGGCGCGGAAAACGTCGAGTGCCTGGAGCTGATTACTATGCCTTGGTTCCGGGCTGTGCGAGGTAACCATGAGCAGATGATGATTGATGGGCTATCGGAGTATGGAAACGTTAACCACTGGCTGGAAAACGGCGGCGTGTGGTTCTTCAGTCTTGATTATGAAAAAGAGGTGCTGGCTAAGGCTCTGGTTCATAAATCGGCCAGCCTGCCATTCGTCATCGAGCTGGTTACCGCTGAACGTAAAATCGTTATCTGCCACGCTGACTACCCGCATAACGAATATGCGTTCGACAAGCCGGTCCCGAAAGACATGGTCATCTGGAATCGTGAACGGGTTAGCGACGCTCAGGACGGCATTGTCTCGCCGATAGCTGGTGCTGATCTGTTTATCTTCGGCCACACCCCTGCGCGCCAGCCCCTGAAGTATGCCAACCAGATGTACATCGATACTGGTGCCGTGTTCTGCGGAAACCTCACGCTGGTACAGGTTCAAGGTGGTGCCCATGCGTAAACCATCCCGCCGTAAGTGCAAAGTATGCGGTGAATACTTCGTGCCGAAATTCCACGACATCCGGATCCGGTGGTGCAGCCCGGAGCATGGCGCAATCCTCGCAATGGAAGAACGCAAGAAGGAGAAGGTGAAAGCCGCGGCTAAGCGCATCAAGGAGCAAAAAGAGGCTGAAAAGGACGGGCGCAAACGCCGCAAGGAGCGGCTGGCAGAGCTCAGGCCAGACGGATACTACAAGGCTCAGGCTCAGAAAGCTTTCAACGCCTTTATCCGTGCGCGCGACGCCGATTTGCCATGCATCAGCTGCGGCGAGACCAATCCGCCTGATCTGCATGGTGGCCAGTGGGATTGCGGCCATTTCAAGACAGTAGGTGCTTACCCTGAACTGCGCTTTGAAGAACGCAACGCCCATAAGCAGTGCAAATCCTGTAATGCCGGAGCTGGCAAGTACACCGCCAAAGAGGCGACCGTGGCGCAGCAATACGAAGCTGGGTTGGTCGCTCGTTACGGTCAGGGATACGTCAACTGGCTCAATGGTCCCCACGAAATGACCAACTACCGCCGTGAAGACTTCATCCGGATCCGGGATGAGTACCGCGACAAGCTCAAAGCACTGAAACAGCGGGAGGCAGCATGAAACCAATGATATTCGATCTCAAGCTACCTCATTGGGCTTTTCTGCTTGAGTGTCCGTTCTGTGGCGGCGGCGCAGAACTTTTTTCTGATGGTGATGGTGTCTACGCCGGTTGTTCAACAAAGCAATGCTTGATTAAGCCGATAACTGACACCTATCCAACAAAGCGCGATGCAATTCGCGCCTGGAATCGGAGGCCATCATGACCAGAGACGAGATAACCCGATACCAGGCCGAAAGCGTTAAGCGCGCCAGCATGCCGCCAATAGTAAAGCACAGCCAGACCAAAACCCACCAGCCACAGAAGGAAGCCGCATAATGAACCTCGAATCAATCGCTAAATACTTTGCGCCTAAATCACCGATGTTCAGTGACTCTCCTCGCGCAACCGCATCAGACAGTCTCACCGGCACTGACGTTATGGCGGCGCTTGGCCTTGCTGGCCACAAGTGCGGGTTTGGTTTCGATCTTTACCTCTCGAAAATCGGCATTAGCAGCCCAGATATAGCACTGGAGAGACTCTATGAGCAGGCACGTAAGTTATCAGGTAAATTCAGAGCACTGTCTGAACTCGATGAATCAGCTCGGTCAGGCGTGCTTAAGGTTCTCTGCGCTTTTGCATACCAGGATTATTCAAGAAGTGCTGCCAGCACTCGAAAATGTGATTGCTGTGATGGTGGCGGATTTACAGAGGCGCAAGTGTTTACCAACAAGGTCTCATACCCATGGGGGAAACCGCCTTACTGGTCGAAAATGTCGCGTGCCGTTCGCCCAAGCGACTGGGAGAGCTGGACACAGGCGCGTGAGGTGGTGCGAGTTAAGTGCAAGCCGTGTAACGGAAAAGGCGTTATCAGCAATTCGTGTCGCTGCCATGGCAAAGGTAAGGTGCTGGACAAGGCAGAAAGCGATCGCCAGGGCGTTCCAGTAATGAAAGCCTGCGACCGCTGCGGTGGTAGAGGTTACGCCAGGCTTAAGTTCTCAACGGTAATTGAGGGCGTTAATACTGTTGCGGAGATAAAGAAAACGGCGGCATATGAGCAACTTCAGCCGCTATTTGAGGAGTTGGTCGCCGAATGCCATAAACAGGAGTCTATGGCTGATTCCATTCTCTCAAAAGTAACGAGATGAAAATAATTTTCCCTAATGTTGAAAATATATAGGAAATAGGTATTGCATTTCGCGGAAAAACTGGATAGATTCATCTCTAACGCTGGGAATACGTTCAGTCGTTCCGAAGCCAAAAAAATTCAAGCCCGAGGTTAACGCCTTGGGCTTTTTTTATTTCTTTGTGGCCTAAATCGCTTCGAGCCAAAAAAACGCGGAGAACGACATCACCCCTCTCCGCAATAACGACTCAATCTCATACCCGCTTGTCTTTCTTTTATCCACAAAGAGGTAAAGCCATAACTTAGTGGAAATGGTAACAGCTAAAAACTATTTGAAAAGCTAATTATTTTTTGCATCAACTGGCTATTCTTAAGGATTGTTTAATTTTTTGCTTTCCTAGCGAGAAAGAAGCTCCGGAAACTATCAATCAATACAAGGCTGCCGTTCGGCGGCCTTTTTTATTCCTAGCAACAGCACTCGCACAAAGCGAGGTGAGAGTATGTATCGCATGGACAAACTAACCACTGGTGCTGCCTATGGCGCTTCAGCCGGGAGCATCCTAAACGGCATGTTGAATGCCTACAGCCCCGAGCAGTGGAACGCTATCGGCGTGCTGGTGGGTATCATCATTGCCGTAATGACGTATCTGACAAATCTCTATTTCAAAATCCGCGAAGACAACCGCCGCAGCAGGAGCCGAGATGAACCCAACGTTGAGGAATAAGCTGGTGGGTGCCATTGTTGGCGGATCAGGGGCAATCACTATTGCTGCAGTAATGCTGGGCAATGCGGATGGACTCGAAGGTCGGCGTTATTACGCCTATCAGGATGTGGTCGGCGTCTGGACCGTTTGCGATGGGCACACTGGTACCGACATTCGCCGCGGTCACCGATATACCGACAAAGAGTGTGACAACCTGCTTAAGGCAGATCTGCGAAAGGTGGCAAGCGCCATCGACCCGCTGATCAAGGTTCGCATCCCTGAGCCAACCCGCGCCGCGCTTTACTCCTTCACCTATAACGTTGGCTCTGGTGCTTTTGCCAGCTCGACGCTGCTGAAGAAGCTGAACTCCGGTGATGTTCCGGGTGCGTGTAAAGAACTGCAGCGCTGGACTTATGCTGGCGGCAAGCAGTGGAAGGGGCTGATCACCCGGCGCGAGATTGAGCGTGAAGTCTGCGAGTGGGGCCAGAAATGAGCCGATTAACCGCAATCATCTGCGCTGTCGTTATCTGCCTGCTGGTTTCCATGGCCTGGGCCATTAACCACTACCGCGACAACGCCATCACCTACAAAGACCAGCGCGACAAAGCCACCAAAAGTCTCCGCCTGGCTAACGACACCATCAAAGACATGCAGACCCGTCAGCGTGATGTCGCTGCACTGGATGCCAAATACACCGGAGAACTGGCTGATGCGAAAGAAACCATTGAGCGTCTGCATAGCGATGTCATTGCTGGCCGTAAGCGGCTGCAAGTCGCCGCCACCTGTGCAAAGTCAACGACCGGAGCCAGCAGCATGGGCGATGGAGAAAGCCCAAGACTTACAGCAGATGCTGAACTCAATTATTACCGTCTCCGAAGTGGAATCGACAGGATAACCGCGCAGGTTAACTACCTGCAGGAATACATCAGGACGCAATGCCTGAAATAATTTTTTTGCAAATCACAAAGTCAATTTAATGAGCCTCGCGATGCGGGGCTTTTTTATGTCCGCAGTAAACGCGCATCTCACGCGCATATTAACGAGAGCCTTTCAGTAAGCGAGCCTGAGAAATGCCGTTATAGGTGGCGACCTCTCTCGGGCGGCTTTTCTGTGAGACAGGCTCACTTTCTAAAAGGTAAAGACGCTATGAATAATCCGTCAGTTATTCCGGCCTTCGACTTCCGCGAAATGGTCACGACCCTCGACAACAAGATAATCACCACATCACTCAAGGTGGCGGATTACTTTGGCAAGCGACACAAAGACGTTTTGCGTGCCATACGTAACCTGAAATGCTCCGATGACTTCACCCAGCGCAATTTTGCGCCCATTGATTTCATTGATAAAAATGGCGATGTTCAGCCTATGTATAACATCACCCGCGACGGATGCATGATGCTAGTGATGGGATTCACTGGCAAAACAGCTGCCGCAGTGAAGGAGTGTTACATCAATGCCTTCAACTGGATGGCCGAGCAGCTAAACCGGCGCATGGCGATGGGTGAAGAATTGCAGCATCGCTACGCCATCAAAGAAACGCGCTCAAAGCTGAAAGGCACGATCGGAAGCCGTTTGATGAACGAGCGGAAGAAAGAGAAGCGCGTCCTGGAGCTCGAACATGAGCACATCATGCAGGTAACGCAGCCAGAATTGTTGATTGGCTGATCGCGGCATTACAGCAGGCATTCACTGAGTGCCTGTGATAATGCAACAGCCCGTACAAAACGGGCTTGGATTTATCTCTTTGTTGCGTTCATGGTCACATGGTAAACGAATTGGCTAAATTGGTTATCCCAGCGCCCATTATGATTAGCTGCAACTAATTGCATTAACGCCTGCATTAACTTGCTGAACAGCAAGATTAACTTAAGTCTGTTTTTTGAACTGTCACTATCTAAGGAAACTTCTTCGGTTAATTGATTCTCGGCGTTAAAAATACCCAGTTTTGATTCTTCCATGCTGGGTTCCGTTGGATGCTGTTTAAAGTATTCAGTCAGAGTATCCTTCAGGCTCTGGATCCTTGAATCAGCAATGCTTTGTATTGATGGATTGTGTGCAAGGTCATTACGCATTGAGTTGATGGTTTTAAGTGATTTCATAAGTTCCGGGGGGATTCCCAGGTTTCCCGCCATGGATATTTTAGTATTACATTCGATTAAAAGTTTGTTTTTATCTCTTCCAAAGAGATCTTGGCAGTCACAGCATGCGCATATCCATGCTTCGACCATGCGCTCACAAAGTAGGTGAATGCGCAATGTAGTACCCACATCGTCATCGCTTTCCACTGCTCTCGCGAATAAAGATGGAAAATCAATCTCATGGTAATAGTCCATGAAAATCCTTGTATTCATAAATCCTCCAGGTAGCTATATGCAAATTGAAACAAAAGAGATGGTGATCTTTCTAAGAGATGATGGAATCTCCCTTCAGTATCCCGATGGTCAATGCGCTGGATATGGGATAGATGGGAATATGCTGATTTTTATGGGACAGAGTTGCGAACTGTTCCCAACTAAAATCATTTTGCACGATCAGCGCACTACGAACTTTACCCACAAATAGTCAGGTAATGAATCCTGATATAAAGACAGGTTGATAAATCAGTCTTCTACGCGCATCGCACGCGCACACCGTAGAAAGTCTTTCAGTTGTGAGCCTGGGCAAACCGTTAACTTTCGGCGGCTTTGCTGTGCGACAGGCTCACGTCTAAAAGGAAATAAATCATGGGTCATAAAATTATCACGTTGTCCGGCGCGGCGACGGATGTTCTGTATGCGCTGTTTTTCCGTGGCGCGTTGCTGTCTGGTGATCTGCCTTCTAAATCTGGCACAGCCGAATTGCGCGAGCTTGGTTTTGCTGAAACCAGACACACAGCAACTGAATACCAGAAAGAAAATCACTTTACCTTTCTGACATCAGAAGGGCAGAAATTTGCCGTTGAACACCTGGTCAATACGCGTTTTGGTGAGCAGCAATATTGCGCTTCGATGACGCTTGGCGTTGAGATTGATACCTCTGCTGCACAAAAGGCAATCGACGAGCTGGACCAGCGCATTCGTGACACCGTCTCCTTCGAACTTATTCGCAATGGAGTGTCATTCATCAAGGACGCCGCTATCGCAAATGGTGCTATCCACGCAGCGGCAATCGAAACACCTCAGCCGGTGACCAATATCTACAACATCAGCCTTGGTATCCAGCGTGATGAGCCAGCGCAGAACAAGGTAACCGTCAGTGCCGATAAGTTCAAAGTTAAACCTGGTGTTGATACCAACATTGAAACGTTGATCGAAAACGCGCTGAAAAACGCTGCTGAATGTGCGGCGCTGGATGTCACAAAGCAAATGGCAGCAGACAAGAAAGCGATGGATGAACTGGCTTCCTATGTCCGCACGGCCATCATGATGGAATGTTTCCCCGGTGGTGTTATCTGGCAGCAGTGCCGTCGATAGTATGCAATTGATAATTATTATCATTTGCGGGTCCTTTCCGGCGATCCGCCTTGTTACGGGGCGGCGACCTCGCAGATTCTCGCTATTTATGAAAATTTTCAGGCATTTGCCGTTTCCGTTCTTCTTCTCGCTAATTCATTGTTTTAACTGTAAACACCCCCTGAAAAGAAAGGAAATGATAAGCCTTAAAAACGGCTAAATAGCCAGAGGGCGTTTCCTTTCTCTGTTTTTGTGTATGGAGTGAGCTATGGAGGTCAACAAAAAGCGTCTTTCTGAAATATTTGGGGTCAGCGTGCGAACCATTCAGAACTGGCAGGATCAGGGAATGCCTGTAGCACGTGGCGGTGGAAAAGGTAATGAGGTCCTCTATGAATCTTCCGCGGCTATCGAATGGTATTCCGCACGCGACGCGGCGATTGAGAATGAGAAATTACGGAAGGAGGTGGAAGACCTTCGTCTTGCATCGGAATCCGACCTTCAGCCTGGTACGATTGACTATGAGCGTCACCGCCTCACCCGAGCGCAGGCAGATGCCCAGGAACTAAAAAATGCAAAAGATTCCGCTGAGGTGGTGGAAACCGCATTCTGCACGTTCGTGCTGTCGCGGATGGCCGGAGAAGTAGCCAGCATTCTTGATGGAGTTCCTCTGTCGGTTCAGCGGCGCTTCCCGGAGCTGGAAAACCGACATATTGATTTCCTCAAGAAGGACATCATTAAAGCCATGAACAAAGCAGCTGCGCTGGATGAAATGATACCGGGGTTGCTGAGTGAAT